ATTAAATGTGGGACAGACAGGCGAGTTAAAGAGTATCCCCAAACTTACAAAGATTAATGGTGATGATAGTGCAAAAGCCATTTATCGTAATTCTGGGAATAACCACTCTTATCCACTTATGTGGGCAAGCGAGGTTACTATGGCTAGTGGTACTACGGAAGTTGTTATTGCTAGTGGTATAAAATGGCACGGTTTTGATTTAGCCACTTATGCCAACGTAACAGTTACTCCACTACGTAATCCTGGTGGATATCTGTGGGTAGATAAAAACACAGCTACCAACGTAATTAAGATTAAGAGTTCGGCATCAAACGCTACAGACCTTATTATGGATGTAAAGTTTATGCTGGGCAACGAGCTGGAGATAGTTGGTTTATATTGTAGAGGCAATAATGGTGCTACTCCAAGCTTACCGTAAGCAGTAATGTTTTTAGTAGTTAGTAATCGAAAAACTAATTAAGGTTATGGAAAAGGGTTTTTGTAAAAACTTTTACTATTAATCGAGATTCAGGTCGGTTAGGTTTTGGGTTACTTGTGATACATAAAATTTACAAGGAGGAAACTTAACTTATGGAAGACAAAGATTTAAAAACACAGGTTGTTAAGATAGTTGACGGCCTGCTTAGTGACAAAGAGGAAGCCGAAATTCGTAAAAGAACTGAAGTGGCTCTTAAAGAGTCTGCTGATACAATTACAAATCTTACTACTGCTCTTGAAGAAAAGAATACAGAAGTAAGTGAGTTCGAAAGCAAACTTGTTGAGAAAGAAGCTACTATCCAGGCACTTAAAGTAGAGCTTGAGGCGGCTCGAAAAGAACTGGAAGTTTCTAATACTAATTTGACTGAATCTAAGAACGAATTAGAAAAATTTATGAAGGACAGGGCTGCTGAAAAACGAATGGCAGAATTAATAGATGCTGGCGTTGCTCGTTCTGATAAAGAAAACCAGATGAACAAAGTAAGGGATTTAAGTGATGAAGACTTTGCATCTTATAAGGAAGAACTGGTATCTCTCAGAGAAGCTGTGAAAGCAGAGCTTGAGAAAGCTCGTTTGGAAGCAGAAAGTAACGCAAAGGCAGAGGCAGAAGCTATAACCAAGGCAGCAGAAGAAAAAGTTGCTAAGGATGCAGCAGAAAAAGCAGCGCTAGATAAAATCGCGGCTGATAAAGAAGCTGCAGATAAAACTGGTGGACAAACATCAGATGCAGACACAGTAGTACTACCTGCACAGATAACACCAGGTCAAGCTATAATGGCTTCTTTGAATGTTGAACTTGTTCCAAAAACCGTTTCAGCTAAATATTCAGAACTAGGTCAAGCAATGGCTGATAAGTGGAAAAAAAATAAATAATGTTGAAAAATAAGAATTAAGGAGGAAAAAGGATATGTTTATTCCAAGACATCCTGTTGTGGAAAATCAATTTTGTAGTTATGCTGCGGAAGATGGCGGAGCGGCCGGTATAGGTGGAGTTGTTGCTTATGCTGGTTCTGTTGTTTATCTTGATGCGGCTGCTGTTAATGAAGAGCCTATTGTAAAAAAGATGACATATGCTGCTGGAACCACTGGTTCACTGCCGGCGTTTGGTTTCTTGATGCAGAAGGTTAAAACAGGCTATCATCAGGTTCATCCTGCTGGTTTTGTTATGCCTGGTGATCTAGGTTCAAGCGATGTTATTGCTCAACCTGCGTATAACGCATCCGGCGTTATTACAGGTACTAAAGCTGCTCCAGTTGGTGTGGCGCATCTTGGTATTTGGGATACAGTTCATTACACATGTACATCGGTAGCCAGTGTTCCGACAGTTAAAATGGCTCCTGGTGATTCTCTATACGCCGCTGTTGATCAGGCCAAAGTAACAAATAACATCACTGTTGCCGCAAATGACGCAGATCTTACTACTGGTGAAAATGCTGTGGCTACAGTTGTTGCTCGTGTTATGAAAGGCGCAAGTCTTGCTAAGTGCGTTGCCAACGTGGCTAATACGACACTGTACCCGATCAGAATTAAACTTTTGATTTAAATTTAAAACTTTTGGATTAAAGCACGATTGTTGTGCTTCCAATACTATAATGGATAGGAGGAGTTGTTAAAATGGATCTTAATGAAATGCAAGCGCTGTTTAAAGAAACAGCCAATATTCACACACCTGAAGGATTAGCGGCATATCGTGCTTTCGCGGCTGCGCTAACAGCTCCAATTTTGCAGAAAATTGAATTAGAATCAATAATGAGGGCTCTGTTTACAGTAGAAAGACTTGCTCCTGGTGCACAAGCAGTTTACCCAGTTGCCGAAGATTTCGAGATTCCAGTTTGGGTTTTACCTGGTCTGGGATATGTAGCACAGAATTTTATTGAAGGTATCGGAGAAGAGGTATATGTTCCGACTTTTACAATTGACGCCTCTGCAGATTGGAAGATTTCGTATGCAAGAGATTCACGTATAGATATTGCACAGAGAGCGGCTGCTCGCGCAGCTAAAGATCTTGCTAATTATGAAGAAGAGTGCGGTTGGAGAGTAATTATGCCAGCGGCTACGTCTTCTTTTACTGGTAAAGGTCTTCTAGGTTCTCGTCCTGCACCTATATATGAGATTGTACCAAGCACAACTGGTGCTGGGTATCTTTCTAAGGAACTTATTAATAAAATGATAGTAGGTTTTAAACGCATTGGTAGAACTCTTACCGATCTTTATGTTTCCCCAGAAGATGCGGCAGACATAAGGGAATGGACTGATACTGACATCGACCCAGTAACCCGAAGAGAGATTTTTCAAGCTTCTGGTATGGGTGCTGTTTGGAATGTCAAACTTCATGAAATTCAGCATTTAGGAGCTACAGGTCTTTACAACATTAATGGTTATACATCATCTTATGGCAAATTCATTGCTGATAGTGGAAACAACTATAATGCATATGCTATAGATAATCCTAACCTTACAAACGCCGATGGTACTGTTGGTACACTTGGTGAAACCCAGGTTATCGGGTTTGACATGGGAAACACGGATTCTCTCGTAATGCCTATTCGTAAAGAATACGAAGCACACGATGATCCGACACTACTTCGTGTCCAGAAACAAGGATTCTTTGGATGGGCCGAAATAGGTTTTGCTTGTCTTGATAGTAGAATGTTGGGAATTGGGGTAATTGACCGTTCACTATAAAATGAATTAACGGTATCTTACATTCTCTATGTTCTAAGAATGTAAGATACCAAATTCTAACAAAATGAATAAGTGGACTTGTTTAATGCTGATTAATAATCTGACCTGCTTAATTATAGCAACCATACTCACCGAAGCTATAACAGAAATTGTTGTAAAATCTGAATTGTTTCTTCCAGCGAGATCTAAAATATTCGAACTCGGTAAGAACAACAGATTTTTTAAATGGTTTCACTCTCTTATTGATTGTGGTTATTGCTTCTCTGTGTGGGTAGGTGTATTTACATCTATATTACTACTCAGTGATTTACATGTGCTTAGTAAATATATAGATTGGCTTTTATTGGGTATAGTTGTTCACAGACTGTCAAATTTATTTCATAATATTATGGATAGAATTTATAATCTTGATAGTGCTGGTAAAGGATAAGGGGCTGTTAAGTAAAAAACGAAAATGACAAGGAGAACACAAAATGACTATGAATGGTTATGTAATGAATATTTCTAAAACCTGGGTAAATGCTATGAAAAGAGCTATTGGCCCGGGCGCAAAAATTCCTCTTGATGAACTATATGCACAATATGGTAAAAAACATGATTTGTCAGAAGGAATAGAATTTGTTGAATGGTTAAAAAATATTAAACTTAAGGACCACGAAAGATGGAATGTTGTGCTTAGTGATTCATCTTCTGTGGACGAAGGTTCAACTGATATAATTGAGAGAAATTCAGAAGACACACAAACTACAAAGACAGAGATAGGCGCCAACCTGAAACCGACCAATGTAGTACCAATGGTTCAGCAGAAAATAAATGTGGCAGACTTGGTAGGTTTATCGGTTAGGCAGGCTAAGGCTATGTTGCCAGATATAAAGGATTTAAATCTTCTGAAATACGCACTACAGGAAGCTAACCAATTGACGGGAAAGGACAGTCTTTGTATACTACTTAGAAAAAGAATTAAAGAAATACAAATCGCGCGATAGACTGTTTTAAATAATAGAAGTACGGAGGTATAGACGATGTCTAGAAGTTTAATAAGACAATTGGAGCAAATTAGGCGTGCCGAAGTATATGACGATAACGTAGCAGATTTTAATACGTCTGCTATTGCCGAACCAGTCATATCAGGTTCTCTTGAAGAAGACATGAACGTTTTACGTTCAATTGTTAAGCAAGTAAAAGGTGGTACTAATTGGTTTGATGATCCTGGTAAGTATTTTGATCCTCTTAATACGACCAGCGGTAACGTAGCAACCAAACAACTAAGTTTGGCAAACATTAGTGGTAATACCCTTGATTCCAAGACAGTTATAATTGCTGCTACTAATGACAACGCTGGCGCAGGTTATACCGTATCAGGCACATCTACTGGTGTATTGATT